AGGTCCGAAACTTTCATAGGCGTGACTCGCTTGTGTTGAGCTAGGATTTATGCTAACCGCACTAAGGAGCCATACATGGCTTTCGCACCTGCTTCACCTGCTACAGGCGCAGTGGTCACCGGGTTAACAACCCCGACCTACACGCTCTTGGCGGATACCGCACCGAACATCAATGGTAAACAATACGCCATTAGTGCTCTTGGTGGTACTCAGACGAACGTCGACGTGAATAGCGTTAGTAAGCCGTTCACAACGTCGTTTTTCCGGCCTCCGATCCTTCGAACGTTGCCGCAGGCAAATCCTGTAACGGGAGTTATCAAGAACGTCCCTCTGAACGTGTACAAGTTTATCACACGCAAGGGGGCCGCTCCAGCCGTCAATCAGTCGATCATGGTTCCAAAAATTACCACGATCATTGAGGTGCCTGCTGGTGTTGACACATACGAACCGGAAGAAATCCGTGCTATGATCTCATGCCATTTTGGTATTGGCTGGGAGCAAGCTTCGGGTATGTCGGTCACCGTGTTGACAGGTGTTCTGTGAGATGGGCAAAGTTGTTCCCTGCAGTTATCGCTGTTGCGTGTGTGCTGGTAATAATTGCCCACACGCCCGCGGTACTCACGGACCCGCTTGCAACTGCAATCGCCCAAATCCGGCAGAATGCCGCGAAGGTCGATCCCTCCGTTGTCTACTCCAAGGGTACAGAGAATCCGTATCCGGAGGAAACGTCGGAACAGAAGAGCAAGTAATACTGCTCTGAGACCTTTTCTTGGTTAAACCGTTATAATCATCGGGAGTTATCCTGTGAGTAAAAGTAACGTTCAAGGCCGCAATGAAGAACGCCTTACGGTTTTCTTCAACACGGTGTTAGAAGAGCTTCTTGACGGTGGGCCCTTAAGTTTTGGGGCACATCGTCAGGTGCAACGTGCTCGTAAAAGAGCACGCTTCCTTAGAGAAGATCTTCAGGGTAAAGCGATCAGCGATTTCTTGCTGATTAATGAGAGGGTCGGTATCTCCCAAAAAGAGACGCCCCCTTCCCTTGCCCTCGATCCTCGGATTATCGCAAACGCTCGTTATTTTATTACTAATGCTTTAGAGCGTTATACGAGTTCCTGGGATGAGCTGGCCATACAACAGCCGCTCGAGATGTCGTTCTTGTGGTCAAATTGGCGGTTCGGTCCTGGCGCTAGTAATGGCGTTCAGGGCACGCATGCAGCCGATAAGATCTGGCAGGACATGACTTGCACCGCTCTGTGTGAGCCTTTGGTACATAAACTGCGTAGTATGAACCCTTACTTCGTTGCCAGAGATGGCCGTGAAGGGGTTAAGGGCACTAAGCAGGTCGAAGGCTCTCGACTAACAACAGTACCCAAAAACGAGGACACTGAACGTACAATTGCTATTGAGCCCTCCGGGAACATGTGTCTGCAGCTTGCTGCAGGCATGTATCTTGAAGGGGCCCTTAAGCATATCGGACTGGACATTCGCAACCAACAGCCTAAGAACGTGGCTATGGCCAAGCGCGGGTCATTGTTAGGGGATGTTGCTACCCTTGACTTGAAATCTGCTAGCGATATGATCAGTCTTGATCTTGTACGTGCCCTTATGCCGAGTTCATGGTTCGACCTGTTAATGAAGCTCAGGTCGCCCGTGATTACAATCCCTGGCGATGGTAAAGCTAGGGAGGTCGGTGTACAAGTAGAGCTGCATATGATCAGCACCATGGGGAACGGTTTTACTTTTCCCCTTATGACTTTGCTGATCGTGGCTCTGATCTACGGTTTCCGTTGTACTCGTGGTGGTCCCAGTCTGTACATTGACTGGTCCAACACTTGCGTATTTGGGGACGATATTATTATCCCTACGTACGAGTACGATGGTTTCGTGGATGTCTTGACAAAGGCGGGGCTTGTCGTTAATTTAGACAAGTCTTACAGTGCAGGTTCTTTTCGCGAGTCTTGCGGTGGTGATTTCCTAAACGGGGTAGATGTTACTCCTTTCTATGTGAAGTCACTCGCTGCGGAACCCGACGTCTATGTTGTAATAAACCAAGTGATGACGTGGAGTGCGAGGGAGAAGTTACCCTTACACCGAACACTATCATTTCTTCGGTCGCTTATAGACGGCAAAGCCCACCTCGTACCCGAGTGGTTAAACCCCGATCAGGGGATACAGACTACCGGGTGTTCGCGGAGATATACGTACCTCACATTGGAGAAGCCGCTAGTTCAGCTGCCAAAAGCAGCCGAAGCCTTTGCGGTTCCTTTAGTGTGTGGGGGCTATCTTACGGGTGTCGCAATCAAACGCGATACCTTTGAGTTAACTGCCCCTGAGCAATGGAATCAGCTCAGTAAGTACGTCCCTGCGATTGGCGACGAGCTTTTGTTCTACTTACCAAGGAGCAATAAACCGCCCAAAGTAAGAACTCGTCGGTCCAGGCTGCCGAAAGGTTTCCTGGACGGCTGGGATCCTAGTTATAGATCCCAGCAGGATGCTTACTGGATTGCCAATTTAGCGGCAGTCCACTTCAGCATCTGAAACAAGGGGGTTGATACTTGTTGG